GCACAATATATACGATACAGGGCGTACGAAGTATTAGTAGTTGAGGACACCTCAGTGCTAAGCACCATATTTTGCCTAGCTGAGCCATCCGTTTGTACTCCTAAGGAGCCCGTGCGCGAAGCACGGGCTCTATAGTTGGAAGTGTACGGTAGTTGTACATCCAAGAAAGAGGTGTGACGCCCAGAAACATTAGCGTCTTGCTGCCCCTCCGCAGCATTAGTGAGCAAACGGCCTTCTCGTGCTGCAGCGCACTCTGTGTTAAAAGCCGTACCATTGGCAACACGCGTCCTCTGTCGGCGCCCCTCAACACCACCAAATTCGCTGGCATTCAACGTAGTACGGGCAACAAGGGAACGCCCAGATCCTATCGTTGAAGCATTGACTGTTGCTACCTCAACTTTCGCCCGTATGGCGCCACGGATGAGAGCGAACGCGCTAGACACAAACATGCGAAATGACATGGAAGTGTAATTAGCACGTACCAAGCCTGCACTGTTGACGTCCAACCCTTCGGGATCGAAACCAGGCATAGGCAGGTACATTGGCAACAACAATTCCAAAACCTGCCCCTGACCTCCAGCAGACGTGGATCGATGCTCCACCGTGTATTCCAGACAATAGCGTTTCAACAATGTCCTGAATGATGCGATAGAATCACCCCCGGATACATCAAAACTCTGAGCAACCACGTACGGTGCTGCCCCAAGGTCGGAGGCAGCAACTGGAGGTAACTGCGGACTATGACCTGTTATCTCGGAGGCGCGAGCACTAAACAGAACGGTCACCTCACCCGAGGCTGTGGGAGCCACAAGCGGAGTCAACACTTCAACGACAATCATGCCATTGAAGAAGTTTGACGAAGACACACCAAGCCGCTGCGCAAAATCATCTGAACCTTGCGCCCTGTTGAACACATATGATTCAAAAGGCGAAGGCCGTTCGACACAATCACGCACATTTTGCCAAGGCACCTCAATCTCCAGCTCACGTGACTCTGCCAAATTCAACACACCAGCGTTAACCAAGTTGTGTCCTGGAGAACCGTTGTATTCATAATTTGGATCGTACCAGATGCGCAGACGCCCTTTGTGGTACTGAGAGCATATCACGCTCACTCGGTATTTCATAGTGAATCTAGCATAACGCAACACCGCAGATACCATCCCAACTGGGGCTAGCGTGACAGCGGGCACCGGGGCAAAAAGAGTCAACGCTTGGGCATTCTTGGAAAAAGCCGACGTCACGCCCAATTGAGGTGTGACCAGCGCTCCAAATAGAAATTCGCCAGTTGGGTCTGTAGGAAACCAAGTCGACGAAGCCAAGTAGCAATCACGTGCAGCTAAACTGTTGAACAACAATTCGTCCTCCATAGTAGCTCCCACAGATGCACCATCCAAAACGACTTCCTGGTTCCTGTACACCGAAAGTGTTCCTGATGTATCAGGTGCGTCACAAGCCGCCAAATTATAAGGTATCTGACGCACAGATGTGGGCTCTATCTGCTCGAGCGGGCGAGACAGACCCAACATAGCCCACACACTAGCTGCCACAGGCACCCACTCTTCAGCCAACTGGGTAGCACGCAAACCTTTAGTAAGCCATTTCTTTCCCGTCTTCAATGCTTCATCCATAGAAAATCCTTGCCGCACGGCAGTTGGCACATCCACCACGGGGTCAACTAAGGATGCAAAAATTTCGATACCTATCGGCTCCACACCATCGTTGGCCTGGCGCAGAATTGAGAAACTCTGCATGTGCACAGTGCTTATATCATTGTACGCGCCCCCGAGCTCAATAGCTGGTTTGTAATGCACGTACGGTACATATAAATCAACACTGTCATCGAACCCAGGATTGCAACAAGTCCCCCCCAACTGGGACAAAACAACCTTCTTAGATTCGGCAAAGCTAGACAATTCGGTCGTCGTGGCCAAGTTAAACTGGGGGTCCTCAGTGATAGTGTGACCAGGGTGTGGTCTGTTGCCCACGTAAAGACATCCGTAATGGAAGGGGGTGCCGCTGAACACTAAATGTATCTTCATAGCGGCGCTCAATCTATAATAGTGTTGCAGCTTCTCAACAACAGACGGGTGCGTCAAATACGCAGTCCACGGATCAAAATCGTACGAAAAATTCGAATTTATTGCCCACACCCTACTAGCAATTAACACAGGGCGCTGCAGAAAATCTGACAACGCACTAGAATCATTGACCGTAGGCATCGTGGGTTTCATGGGCTTGCCACCCATCTGCATAGCAGAATCATTTTCATTTTCAAAAATAAGCGAGTTCATAACAGTCTCGCTCATAACATCATTAGTAATCACACTTGTATCCTTAACTCTATCCATAACGAAAAGTGTAAAAGTAGTCAAAAAGACCAAACGCGCCTAAGCAAAGTATTTATTTATTTGTAATAAATTTATAAAACACGTAATATAAAATAATATATGCAACATGCACAATAAATAAAACTTTAGATTTCTTCTTCCACAATCAAATCCTCAGCCTCACAAAACTTAGCCGAGAAAGTTTCCAACCTTTGCTCGTAGGTGGGAAAACGGTCGAGGATCCAACCTAACGTCTCCACGGGGTCTGCAGGCTGAGCAACTCGCACATATATATGTGCAAGAGTCTGGCGAAATTCCTCAAATCTCGCCGAATCCTTGTCGCGCAAAGCTCGTGGGAAAAACAAATCCTGCGCTGAACGGAAGTTATCACACAACTCCTGTACTCCATGGCGGTAAAAAGTGCACGACTTGCGCACGGACGAAAGCGCAATGATCCCGACTCGCACGCGTTTGCCATCAACCAACTCAACCGTTGAATCTTCGCATTTTAAGAAAGGGACTGCTTCCGCTGCATAATACTCGGGCAACTCACCCTTCTTCTCGGCTGGCCCATAAACCATTGCAAAAGCGCTCGCAGCAGCACGAACATCGAAGTTGTTCAAACGGTTCTCACGTCCGCCTCGCCTAGTAGCCGCAACGCTATCGTCCCCATATGTTAAGAGGGCTACACATGATCTAAAGGGCGAGAATCGATCCCGTACTGCATCCACAAGCTTGGGGTTCCGCATGAAAAAAGCAACACGATAAAGTAACGAATTACATATCGAATTTACTTGCGTCGTAATTGGGGAACCAGAAGTATTAATGCCAGCAACATGAATTAACACACCCAATAGTGAAATCACCGGGTATGCCATACAACGTGCCAAGTTGTGTATAAGTTGGATATCCTGTTCAGTGGCGTGCGGTCCATACATGTGCACCGCCATAGTTGCTAGGGTAGCATATGCGGTTCGCGTCAAATCAACATGCAAGGACATATCATATCCCTCAAAATCCCCTGCTAGACGCTCGCTACCATCCTTAGCGTTAAGAACGGACATGACTTCCTCCCACTGGGGCCCCGTAACATCCAATCCGACAGCACACTCAGAAAGTACCATGTGTTTGCGCAAAGCCAACACAACAGGACCATAGTACATGCGAATCAAGATGGTCATGGCCACATCCCCTATGTAAAACACACGTGCGCGCGTCTTGTCCAAAGCCACGGCCTCATCTTTAAGGGCCGAATTGTAAGATATGGCAGACATGGACCCTTTCCGGATGGCTTCTTTGTAAACTTCCATTTTATCTAACAACTCTCTTTTCGGCCAAAAGACACGCATCCCATTGGGGTACGGATTAGCCATATCCATATAGTGGGTGTTGGGTAAGGGTTGTTTTGGAGTGGGACCAAAGACGATATCATCCATAAGATCACCTTTCTTGCAACCATACTCGCCACCCGGTGAAGTATTCATTTCCAAACCAGGAAATTGACCATCAAAACTG